CCGCCGACGCGCGCGAGGCGCACGTCTGGCGCGACCTGGCCTCGACCTTCGGGCGCCCCGACTGGGTGATCACGAACCCGCCGTTCGCCGACGAGTTCGCGATCCTGCAGCACGCGCTGGCGGCGGCGACCATCGGGGTCGCCATGATCTCGCGGCTCTCGTTTGTCGAGCCGACCAGGCAGCGCGGCGGCTGGCTCCGCGATCACCCGCACGATCAACGCATCGTCCTGGAACGCTGGAGCTACACCGGCAACGGACGCACCGACGCGAGCACCACGGAATGGCTCATCTACGCGAGGGACTGGCGGATTCTGACTCCTCCGTTTGGTATTTCCGCGTGCGGCTACCGGCCCCGACTCAAGGACGAGGCATGACCAAACCCCCTGACCTCCCCGGGTTGCCTGCGGAGGTGCCCTCGGATCTGCCCCTGACCGCGCCTGCCGTCATCGTTGTCGACCTCACGGACGGGGGCACGCTCTATCGCTGCTTTGACGATGAGTTCACTGCCCAGGCGGCGTGGGAGGACGGGATCACCCTTGCACATAAAGAGAAGGCGTTTCTCTTCATTAACGGGATTCTTGTAGCCTTTCATTCCCGCCTTTGATATACGCTTTCCCCGGAGGCTCCCTACACGATGCCTTGGACACGAAAGGACCACCAGTCATGGAGCTAGCGAAGATTGTCGGCTCGACCTTCGTCACCCACCTCACCGACGCCAGTAAGTTCCCCTTATTAGTAATAGGTAAAGACCGCTGGAGTTTCCAGCAAGTCGCCACCGATCTCGGCGTCATTCAGCCGAAGGCCTGTCGCATTCTGTCGCGCATCGCCAAGGAGTTGAAAGTCAGCAGCACCAAGGAACTCTACAAGCAGACCTCCCCCTACTCACTGGCCGGGACGCACGGGTGCGGAGTCACCACGCTCTACGTGCTGCTGCGGGCGTTCACGGTGGTCGGGCTCGACACTGACGCGTGGTACCTCAAGGGGCAGAAGGAAGCCGTCGTCTCGTTTCACTCGCTCAAGCATCGCGAACAACAAGCCGAGCACCGCACGAAAGAAGCGGAGCGCAAACGGCGTCGGCTCCGTTCCACGCGCCAAGTGAGAGACACACCCGCGCACGCGACTCATTAGAACTCAGGAGAACCAGTCATGCGATTGATCGAAAAACTGACAGCGAAGCGAGACGCGGCACACGCCGAGTACCTGAAGTGGCAGGGGATGATTGACACGCTCCAGAGCGACCCGGAGTTTGCGTCTATCGCGCACTATGGTGCGACAAAGACGATGAAGGCCGCGCACGAACTCGTCAACGGCAACGGCAACGGCAACGGCAACGGCCATGGGAGGGGGAGCGGGTTTGATCATGCTGCGGCGTCGAGGAAAGGCTGGACCCCAGAGCGTCGTGCGGAGTACTCCGCGAGGCTGAAGAAGCACAACCCCATGCGAGAGGCTGTGAAGAAGAAGCGCACGCACAAGCTGACCGCTGCCCAGCGGAAGGTGACCGGCGACCGCCTGCGGAAGCTGCACAAGGATCCGAAGTGGCAGGCCAAGCGACTCAGGAATCTTCGCAAGGCGCTCAGGGTGAAGAAGGCAGCGGCGCAGCAGGCGGCAACGGAGTGACGCCATGGGCTACCTGTACGCGCATGGGTTCTGCTATCGGTGTCACCAACCCTTCGCGTTCAACCCGTACCTGGTGCCGAGTCTCACCATCGATGGGGAGAAGCGTCCCTTCTGTCAACTCTGTATCGATGCCGTGAACCCGACGCGCATCAGGAACGGGCTGGAGCCTATCGTGCCGTTGCCGGGGGCGTACGAACCGCAGGAGTGTTGAGCATCTGCAGTTGCTCCCACCCCTCCAGTTCCATCAGCGTCGTGAAGCGGGGAATGCCTTTGACCTTGGCAAAGTCATTCTCCGCTCGCGCACCCTGCGAGTCTTCCCACCCCGGCACCAGAAACACCGCATCACACCGCGAGAGTAGCTCCAGGTCGCCCGCCAGCCACAGCGCGTCGGGCAGGAACCCCTGATAGAACCGCGTCATCGTGTGCGGGCACAGCGCCACCATGCCCTACGCCCAGATGTGCAGCGCGATGCGCTCGGCGCGCCGGATGTTCTCCTCGATCTCCCACGCGTTGGGCGCCCGGTACGGGCCTGCGATGTAGACGACGCGCATCAGCGATGCCTCCGTTCGGTCAGACACAGCAGGCCGTAGATCGCGGCGAAGGCGAGCACCAGGACGCCGATGTCGTAGGCCAGTTGCAGGGTCACGCTTCCTCACAGCCGTACACCCGTTCGTTGCCGCACTGGACGCACGCCCACATGTGGTAGACCGTGTGCGCGAGTTGATTGGTCCGCACGAAGTAGTGCAGCGTGTGGGTCAGGGCCGCGCTCTCGGCGGCGCGCATGGTGGTCGGCGCGAAGCGGGCCTCGTACAACTCGGGCTCGCGCTTGGCGAACTGCCGGATGCCCGGGGAGCACGCGCCCTCGCAGCACAGCCACCGCAGTTCCTGATTCGGCGGCGCGCCTGGGGCCGGGGTCACCGGGGCGGCGGGGGCGTACGATCGCGGCAGCGGGGCGGTGGCTCGATGATAGTGACCCCGCGCACCTCGCCGCAGGTTAGGCATCGCCACAACGTGCGCCCCTCCCGGTGCTCCATGACGAGGGGATGCTTCCGAACGTGGCACCAGACGCGGCGGAGCAGTGTCAGCACCCATTTAATCCTCCGATGCTGTCCGTACCTGCAGGCTGATGCTCGGCGCCCCGCGTGTGGTCGCCAGCGTGATCGTCTCGGGGGACACGCCGAGTTCCACCAGCCGGTGCTTGTCGAGCGTGAGACGGCCTGAGTTCTCGACCAGGACGACGAGGTACTTGCCCACGCGCACGGTCTTCTCGTCGGCCAGCGCCATCTCGCGGCTGATCTCGTCACTGACTTCCGCGATCTCTGCGATGAGTCGATCCCGATCCGCGATCAACGCCTGTCGCATCTGCACGCGCGCGTCGAGGGTGGTCGCCAGTCGCTGCTGTACTTCCAGTCGCAGTTTGCCCATCACAAGTCTCCCCACCGCTCGGCGGTCTTGCCCTTGGCGGTCACCGGCACCCGGAGGGTCACCGTGTCGCGCATGGCCCGCATGACGGTCTGATCTAGCAGACCGTGTACCGTGTCCTCGAACTCAAAGATGAGTGCGTCGTGAATCTGCAGCAGGGGTTCGACCCAGTGGGTCTGGCGGAGGGCGACGACCTCAGGCCAGACGGCCCGCATGATCCGCTTGATGATCCCCTGCGCGCCGCTCTGGATCGGCGTGGCCTGGGCCTGTCGCAGGGCCTCCTCCTTGACGCGCCGGTCGGGGCTGTGGACGCCCCCGATGTAGCGGATCCGCCCCCACATGTCGCGCACGTACCCGAACCGGCGCGCCTCCGCGTGCTTGCCGCTGATGTACGCCTTGACCCCCGTGTAGAGCTTGAAGTACTCCGCGAGCAATCGCTCGCAGTCGTCCTGTGTCCACTGCCGCTGTCCGTTTTTGTGGAACTGCGCGGTGAGCCCGACTGCTGTCATGCCCATGAGGATCCCGAAGTTCACGGCCTTCGCCGCGAACCGCTCCTCGTCCTTGATCCGATCCGCAGGCACCCCGAAGAGGCGCGAGGCGGTGGAGACGTGCTTGTCCACGCCACTGCGGAACTCTTCGATCATCGTCGCGTCCTGGGAGTCGTGCGCCATCACGCGCATCTCGATCTGATTGAGATCCCACTCGCCCAACAGGTGCCCGGGCCCCGCGACAAATCCCATACGGACGAGCTTCCCCAGTTCACTGTGCTTGGGGAAGGCCAACACATTCGGATCCGATGCACTTAGGCGCCCGGTGCCCGTGCGGGTAATGCGAAAGTTCGGGTGGAGCCGACCGTCCTCGCGGATGAACCCGGGCATCGGCTCGATGTAGGTGCCCCGCAGCTTGTCAGCCTCGCGCCAGTCGAGGATCAACCCGACGATGGGGTGCTCCTCGCGGATGGCCTCCATGTGCGCGTCCTGCGTCGAGAAGCGGGCGCCGCTCTTGGTCTTCTTGCCGGTGCTCAGGTGCAGCCGGTCGAAGAGCAGCGCGGCGACCTGGTCCCCGCTGGCCGGGTTGAGCGGCCCGCCTGCGAGGTACTCGATCTGCGAGCGCAGCGTCACCAGTTGCAACTCGATCAGCGTGCCCAGGTCTTTGAAGTGATCGAGGTCGGCGCGCATCCCCACGGTCTGCATCCGGTCGATCATCGGGATGATCGCCATGTCCACGGCGGCGACTTCCGTCATGCCCATCGCATCGATCTGATCTCTGAGCGCCGGGAAGATGCGAAGGGTGCAGTCGGCATCGCGCGCGGCGTAGCGGATCGCAATCTCCGGGCGCACGTCATCGAGCGTGGCCTCGGGGATCGGCTCGCTCACCAGCGCGAGCGTCTCGGGCTTCTGCGCTTTCCACCACTGGCGGATGCCGACCTTGCTCTTGCGCCCGCGCGCCTTGACCTTCTCGGGGACCGGGATGCGCTCCAGCCACTCCGCTTCTAACCGCGCTTGCGGCTCGCTGATGATCTCGTCGTAGCTGGCCTGCCCCATGCCCGCGTGGCGGTAGGCGAGCGGCTTGAGGCCTTGAGGCTCCAGGCCCAGGAGGTACGCGTAGACCATCGTGTCGATGAAGTGCGGGAGTTCGATGCCCATCGCGCGGAGCACCGGGAGATCGTGCAGCGCGTTGTGCAGGATGATCGCGCCGTCGTGATGCTGGATCAGGGCTGCGAACTGCGCGCGTCCATCCGGGCGGGTGCGCGCCGTGCGGATCACGCGCCCGGTCCCGGCGTACTGCGCGTAACTCAGACACCATGGCCTGTGCGCCCACCCCTCGGTGTCAATCGCGATGGGCGCATCAGGGTCGAGCATCGGAGTGAGCGCATCGAAGTACTCCCCCGGCAACGTGTCACGCACGCGCGGCGGGAGTTGCCCGCGCAGATGCAGGGCGAGGCGTGCGAAGTCGTACTGCACGAACGCCTGAAGCTCTGGACTGTGCAGCGCGGCAGCGGGGTGGTAGCAGGGGAAGACCGACTCGATGAAGGGGTGCGGCACCGTGTGCGGCAGGCCATGCACCGTCTCGATGTCCACGTCACCCAGGAAGGCACGCGAGGCCGTGCGTCCCAGCGTGACGAGGACGCGCGGCTGGACGATGCTCAACTCCAGGTCAAGGTCCGGGCGGTCGCGATCCAGTTCCGCCTGCGTCGGCTCGCGGTTGGCGCCGCTCTTGGTGGTGGGGCGCTCGCGCACCGCGTTGGTGATGAACACGTCCTCGCGCAACGGCAGGCGCACGCCATCGAGGTAGCGATCCAGTTCACGCCCTGCGCGCCCGACGAAGGGGCGCCCCATGCGCTCCTCGTCCAGGCCGGGGGCTTCACCGACGAAACACACATCTGCGTTGGGGTGGCCTTCGCCTTGGACGCGCATGCCCAAGGACAGCAGGCAGACGGCGTACCAGGTTTTAGATCGTGCCGTGGTGGCGGAAGTCGGGGGTCGGGTCGCCGTCGAGGCAGTGCCACAGGTGGAGCGTGCGCGGGTGGTCGTTCACGTACGCGTAGTCGGGCGGCATCACTTGGATCGCGAGCTTGTCGCGCCCGATGGCCCAGTCCTGCACGCTTCGCATCTCCTCCCACGTCGGGATGCGCTGCGTGTGGCTGACCGAGACGTGCATCCACCGCTTGCCATCTGCCTCGCGCTCGACGCTGAACATCATCGCGAGCCGCTGCACGCGATTGACGTACATGCCTGCGATGCCGAGTTGATCGACCTCGACCCACCCGTGCGGCAGGACGCGCGGGCACAACTCGGCGCTGAGACGCGGCCCTTCAGGGCTGGCTGGTGCTAGCGGCTTCATTGAGGGCCTCGGTGATCCGGGTCGCGAGAGTCTTGCCGATGCCGGGGATGGCTGTCCACTCTTCAGGGCTGGCGTCCACCAGCGCGCGGACAGTGGGGAAGTGATCCGCGACCGCGCCGCTCTTGCTGATGCCGATGCCGGGGAGTTCGGCGGCGATGCGGCGCCGCAGCGAGGGCTTGTAGAGCAGGCCCGCGTCCCGCACCGGGGAGTGCAGCGCGAGGTGCGCGCGGTGCTCGTGCCACGCCTTGCCCGTCCACCACTGATACAGCGTGGCAAGCAGCACGGCTGTCTCGGTGCGGTCAAAGGTTCGGCGGAGGTGAAGCCCCGCGCGCATCTCCAGGGTCGTCAGGAAGGCCTCCAGTTCGCGATAGGTGAACGCCTGCCCCGACCCCCGGCTCCCCATGTGCGGCGCCCACGTCGCGCCCTGGGGCGTCTCCAGGACGCCCTCGGCGCTGGCCCGGTACCGGCCCTCCACGATGAGCCACGCGTGCTGATACTCACGGATGAGCTTAGGCAACTGATGCCCGGACAGGCGCCCGCTGGTTATGGATGAGATCAGGTCGCTCACCCGTTTGATCTCGATGCCCACCGGGACGGGGGCCTCCTCAGGCCCCCGTCCCAGCCACGCGGCATCGCCGCTGTCGAGCGTCACCAGTTCCACCGGCACGTCCAGCTTGCGGAGTGGCGAGTAGAGATCGGAACTCCCGATGCGGCGGTCGAGCAGGATCACCTACTGCCCTTCCAGCGGTCGGCCCCGCGCCAACCAGATCAACCGTGCGGCCTCTTTCACAGAGCAGGACAGCTTGAACGCGATCCACTCGGCTTCGGTCGCTGCTTGCGAGCGCACGCCCTTGTATCGCTCCAACTCCTCGCGGATGTACTGCAGCTTTTCGTTGCGGGTCATCGAGAAAGGATCCTCGCCCATCACACTCCCTCCTTCCGCGCCTTGCGGGCGCGCCGCTCTGCGGCCTTCTTCTTCCGCGCGAGCAGGGCCCGCTTCCGCACCTCGGGTCGCCGCAGGGCCGCGCCCAGGTCGTGCCCGTGCTCCTTGCGCGTCTCCATCGCCTTGAGCGCGCCCTTCCGGCGGCTCTTGGTGGTGAGCGCCTCCCGCTGGCGCGCGATCACATCGGCCACGGCGGGCGGGATCGGGATGCGAATGGGCTTGTCGTTGTCACCGCTGACGTACTGCAGGAAGATCGTGTCCCCCTTATCGTGGATGCGGAACGTCTGCACGATGAAGGTCTGGGCCCCGATGATGTTCGCCACCACCTTCGTGGTCGGCGCCGTGTGGGTCACCTCGTTGAGGCCGACCAACTCTCCCAGCAAACGGTCGAACGGACTGATGGACTGGTGTTCGCTCATGCGATGCGCGCTCCTGTTCGCGCTGCGACAAACGTGTCGCGTTCCACTGAGTATAGCATGAACGGTATTTCGGTGTCAAATGCCTATTTGTGCGACCCGAAAGTAGCAGCGGGGTCATCGCCCCCTTTCAGCATGGCGCGCCGCTCGGTACACCACCACTGCCAGGACTCCTCGATCCCGGCGATGACGCCTGCGATGGACGAGGCCGTCACGGTGGCCTCGGGCACCCCGGGGATCTCCGCCTGGAAGACCCCGGGTGAGATCGTGCGAATGAGAAAGATCAGTTGTGGCATCGTTACTACCCTCTAGTTAGCGGGTCGCTGCGGTCACCTCACGGGCATCGCCATCGCTTCCACGCGTCCAGGGCAACGACGAGCAGGGCTTTCTCGGTGCGTGCCGCCTTGGTGCGGCTACAGCGTCTCTTGGGACAACAGCACCGCAGAAACATTCCACCAACCGGATGCGGGCGTAGGTCGTCCTTCGTGGATAACTTTCGCGGATGGACGGGGAGGTACACCTCGTCACACGCTACGCACACCGTGGTCAGCTTCAGGAATGTCTGCAACAGCGCCATGTCGTCAGGCCGAGTGACTTCCAACTGTTGCCGCTCGGTCGGCTTGACGACCACGTAGGGACGCAGCAGCGGCCACTCGGGATGATCGAGCAGGGTCACGGTCGCTCACCTTCACTTGCCGAAACAGTGACGCGCCGATAGACCTAGCTCCCGCCCGACCGCGATGACGCGAGGGTCATTCGGTTTCACCCGCTCCTGCCCGCTGAGAAGTTTGGACAGGGTCGAAGGGTGGATCCCCGCACGCATCGCGATCCGATAGGCCGGTTCAGTCCGCATGGCGACTCGCGTCCTGAACTCGTCTGACAACGGTTCGCCGTTAATGAATAGAGGTTGTCCCATTGTCGTCACTCCTTCTGACTGCACGCGTCCTTGTGCTTGCTCTCCATGTGGCGTGCAAGCTGCTGGAACGAGCGATGGCAGTGCGGACACACCCCGGCCTCGACACGCGTCATGGTGTTCTTGAGTGCCTTAGTCGCCTTGCTCGCCTTGCGTTCCGCGATGGCCCGCTGACGTTCTGCCTCCATGCGCTGCGTCTCAGCACGCTGGCGGCGCTCCTGCTCGGCCTTGAGTTCGCGGCGCGCGACCTCCAGTTCCGAGTCGCGATAGACCTGGGTGTGGCCGTTGGGGCAGTAGAAGGTTTTGCCGTCCTCGCCGCGTCGGGCGCGCAGCCCCTCGGAGAACCCGAAGGCCACACCGCAACTGGCGCAGCGGATGACGACGCTGATCGTATCGACATCACTGAGGTACATGGTTCACTCCCAGTCCTTCGCGTCACTGTCCGGGAACACGAACTGCGCCAGCGTCGGGAACGTGATCATCTCGTTGGTCAGTTCCAGGCCCGCCACCGTCGCGTTCTGGCGACACTTGCCGACGCGCATGTGGTACCCGTCGGCATCCGTCCACAGCCGCGCGTGCGCCTGCACCAGGAACGGGATGTCCTTCATCCCGGCAAACTCGTAGGCGCCGGTCCTCTTGTCGTTGAGCCACTGCTCCTTCAATCTGTGGGTAAGGATGAGGTTGGCGGTCCCGTCGTACGCGAGTTTGATCAGGCGCGTCATGGCCTGGTTCACGGGGGCGTAGTGGTGCGGGAGTACCTGCGCGAGCTTGCCGAACTCCGCCATCCGCATCAGTTCCCACAACTCGGTGCCGGTGTCGATCACGATGGTGCGCGCCTGCTTGAGCGCGGTCTGATAGTTCACTTCAAACTTGAGGAGTTCTTTCTCGGCGGCGGC